CCCGGGAGAGCATGGCGGTGGGAACCGGCTTCAAAAAAAAGCGCGAAGACTTGTCTTGTTTCCGGCTATTGCACGAGACGCACGCAGCGACCAGGTTCTCTGGGTTCAATATCTCACCGCCCTTGCTCACTGGATTCACATGATCCACTGTATTGGCTGGAGCCATGCAGTACTGGCAAGTATAGCTATCTCTGGCCAAGATGTAGCGTCTCATCTTGCGCCAAGCTGACCCGTAAACCTTCTCATGCTTACCGCTTGCCATCAATGGTATCCGTGTTTCTGAAAGAATCTCCATGCGTTGCACATAGATCCGTAGCGTCCTTTGATGTATCTGATAGTCCAGTCAATCTGCTTATAGCCATCAAGATTCTTATAGGTTTCATTACGCATCTGGCCTATGCCGTGATGTGATCCGTTGCGAGCCTTCGGATTCCACTGTCGATTTTCTTTGTTTATCAGTTTGTAGAAGCATTGATACTGCTCATCATTAACAATCCTCGAATGTGCATAGAGCTTGAATGAATCGCTTTGTGTAGCTGCTTTAGCTTCTGTTGATGTAGTTACTGTCAAGATTACGATTGACATAGGAATAGCCAATAAGTTTTTATTCTTTATTTTTATATTTATTTTCTTTTTATTTATCTTTATTTTCAAGATATTATCTTTCAAGTATAGCGATGCACACTGACATTCTGTCAAGGATTGACATCGGTGTGTTGCATCGTCAACAGTTGCCTGTGGATAAGTATGTGGATAACTGTTCATAGGTTGAACCTTACGATCATGGACGGGAATGGAGCTGAGACCAGGCTCCCGCCGAACTTAAGCCGACCTTTAATGAACTCGACGTCATTAGGTAGGCAATCTTCGTGGAACCAACGCGTATCTGTCCTAGATGGCAATAGCATAACTACTGACCCCCCCCCGGCAGCGTGCCTTTGTGCAGCTTTAGTCCATTGAGCAATCACTCGACCATAAGGCGGATTGATCCACACTGTCCGACCATTCCATGATGTTGTAAGCCCATCGCGTCGCTTTGGATTTTCATGATCTAATCCGTACCAGTCCAGACATAGATGATTGGCCTGACTAGCTGCTGCATCAACGTCAAAGTCGTGCATCTGATTAAGCTTGTTCCAGAGCTCTATGGGAGTCGCCCAATCGTCAGTCTGACTTGGTGGCATGTACGCGTTACTCAAGGCCAGCCACCAGCCCATCATCAACTAACTTGACCGAGAATGTGCCACAACCAGAGCATTGAGCGAACCATTCGTGCATCGTCAATTCGGCTCCCTTTGTGATTAAGTGCTCTTTACGCCCATCACCATAAAGCTTCTTGCATATTGAGCAATCAAATCGCAGCAGTGGCATATTCGCTCCTTGCTAGATTCTCGATTGGGTTCAAATTGCCTTGATCTACCCACCATGAATCTTGACGTGGATTCTTAAACCGCTTGCGTTTAGCGAATGACACTGGAAGCCAGCCCACGATGTAGTAGACCGGCGACTTGCCGACCACTAAGACGGCCACATCGCTCTCACGATCATTAGGCGAAATGATGAGATTGCCTCCTTGATATGACGTCCACTTGACTTCAATGCCTTTGCCTACATCAGACCGGCTCTTTCCCTTGTTGTCATTGATGTCGTAGTCAAGTCCGAAGTATCTGGCCACACATAACTCAGCAGCTAGTGATTCGGCATATTCGACCACGCGTTCATGATTGTTGAGCTTGTTGTAATACTGAATGACGCCGAGAATGGCTTCTTGAGCAAAGACGACGTCACTAGCGCGTTTATGTATAGCCCACTCATCGGCGGGCGTTACTGTCATTTTCTGCATTTGCCACAGAACCAAAGAATTGGCTCACCAGAGACATCGCGTTGATAGCCCGCACGATCTAGAATCTCAATGCGCTGACAATGGTCGCAAGTTTCACACTTAAACTCTGCAACAATTTTGCCATCAATAAGAGTCCGACCAATCATCGTATCGACGTCAATCATTTCAGTGACGCGGCTCATTCTGTTGCCATCACAATCATCACAACAAGGAGAACGCACTCGAATAATACAAGAATCTGGACAAGCCGCTTTTTTGTCATACTTGAGGCCTCCACTGTCCATCAGATCCGAGCATGTACCACGCTGGCGCACACTGTTTCGCCTTGACTCTTTCGACGCACATATAACCGCCCCAACCTTTCCCAGTCTTCGCCGATGTGCCTTCTTTCCAAATCATGTGACCATGAGCGCACAATGGCGCAGCAGCTAATTGAACGCCGCCTAGTGTTTCTTTAATGGTGTCGATTGCCACGCCTAGCGTTGGAATGCCGGATTCTTCAGCTTCTTCGCGAGTCTTAAACGATGGCACGTCTCCATGCTTTGTCGTCCAGTAGTCATAGGCAACGGCAGAATCCTGAACAATCTTTGAATCGATTCGTTCGACCTGCTGCATATTCTGCACTGTTGGTCGTTTATCAGATCCAAGTACCAGACCAACGCATCTTCCAATTGCCGAAGTCACTGTATCTTCAACAAACCATTTCTTCATTTGTACGTTGTAGGTGTTTACGTTGCCGAATGCATAATCTATGCCGGCTGGCTCATGATCATCGTAATGACGATACACACGGCATTCGACTAGGACGTAGCCTTTCTCCAGGTTGATGTCCATAATTGACGTGTGAATCTTGCCGTCTTTGTGTGTAGCCCAGAATCGCTGAATGCGTGCAGCTACATCTTCGTAGTTATCTAAGAAACTCACTTGGACACCGCCTGAGCTGATGCGTGACGGCCTACGGCTCGACCGCGTTGATAGCCTTCTTTGTGGCCTTCTTTATAGCCCATTGTGTAGCTCACAATCGCCCAGAGAATACAGGCCAGACACATAAACAGAAATAAACCGATTTCACCTGATGTCATTTTTTGCTCCCGTGGGAGCCTTGTCGAATGCTCCCAGATACAGAGTGACATCGATGGCCGACAATTTCAAGATTGACGTCGGCGTGTCTATTTCTTGATAGCAATCTCAAGCAATAGTTGATCTAAACGCGCCTCAATTCGAGAGACTTGATCCTTGAGACTGTTGCCACCATTCGGCTGAAACTCCCGCATGATCGACTTCACCATGAATCGCATTGACGAATAGATGGCAGTCAGCAGAGCAAGGACAAGCCCACCGACCGCCGTCCATTCGCCTACACTCACTTCTTGCTACCGAATGCCACGTCGTTCGGATTAGCCCATCGAGCTAATACTGGAATGATGCCAGCAACAAGCCCCATCGCTAAATCTTTTGGATTCGTGTTGCCTGTCATATAGACGGCTAACATTCCGGCCACTGAGCTTCTCGCCCATGATGCACCTAACGCCTTGAGATCTTTCATTTCTTCTTCTCCTTTGGCTTTGCCTTTTGGATTAGCTCAACCACTGGATATTCTCCTGCATAGGTTGTCAAACGAGCGCGAGCGAAACCAACAATCTCCTTGCCGATATAGCGTTGCTTAATCATCACCATTCCGCCGTTGCGTTGATCTCCAGTGCCGGAAGTATTTCCCTCGATGCAATAGACGCTTGTTGCGCCGACTTTGACCACAATTCCAATGTGACTGATTCTGTCAATGCCATCGTGTGGAAAGTCCATAAAGCATAGATCTCCAAGCTGCGGTTTATCATCAATCCAGCGTCCAAGCTCTTTCATCTTATGAGCTCCAGCAGCCGTTGAAACCATCGATGGAATCTTCACTCCGGCAGTGTGAAAGACCCAATTGCAGAACGAACCGCACCAGGGCAATCCGTCGGCCTTTGTAAACTTGCCGTACTTTGTCAGATTTTCGCCAGTCTCAATCGTGCCGACTTCAGCTAGTGCGACTTCAATGATCCGTGCAGCCGTGCCGTCCGGATACATCTGAATGACTTCTTTCACTTAAAGCCCAAGTGCTACTTTAAGATCTGCAACAGATAAACCGACGCTGGCTAATTTTTGCTCAACAGTAGGTTCAACAACAGGCAATGGATTAGCAATCGCTGCGTTAATTTCTTCAGAAGTCGGTTTCTTTTGCTTTGTATCTAACCAATCTAAACCTTCTAAAGTGTCGCCGGTTAAAGCCCACTCTGCATTAGGTCGAATATCTGCTAACGCTTTGACTATTTCTGAGTTATTCATCACGCACCGATTTCCATTAAGGTCAGAACGGAAGCTTCATTGTTAAGTTGAGCCTCAATTGAATTAGCGACGTCGTTACACATCTGTATTTTGTAAGTTGTTGCGCTTGTCGTTGCGGGTGAATCTAACCAAGTCAATGTTACTTCGCCACGCTCTGGGTTTGTTCCTGTATAAAGTTGAGCGTTATAAAGTTTGATTTGAGTTGCGCCTCTCATGATGCGTAAATTGACCGCGCCGCCTGCCGTAGAAACTCGGTGATTTCCATTATAAATGACAAAGATTTTGCTTGTCGCTGATGTCGGAGTAATTGTTGTACTCATACCCGTATCGACATAAGAAGTGCTGCTAGTTGCAAAGTTTGTGGCGTATGTATTATTTACGAGTTGCAATAATTTGCCACCGCCTGCTGGCGCAGACCATGTTGGCACTCCACCAGAAACAGTCAAGACATTGCCAGTCGAACCAATAGCTAAACGAGTGTTCGTATTAGCCGTTGCAGATGAATAAGCAAGATCGCCAAGTGTTGTGCCGGGTTGTAATGCTTTGAGCCGTGTATCTACGCCCTGCAACGCAACGTCAAAGTCGGCTGGAAGATCCGTAACCAAATCAGTCGCCGTGGGGAGAACAAAGCCATAGTTCGTAGTTGGGTTTGCCATAAGTGTTTCCTTTCGTTATGAGACTATTGTGGCATATTGCCACTCTAAAGTCGGCGACACGGTATTCCATTGCTCATTGATTGGCACGTCATTCCATCGCATGGCTTGCAGTGAATATGCAAGTGGAGACATGAGAAGAGTGATGTCTAACTGATTGTATGAGGCGCGGAAAGTCCAGCCCTCGACAAAGCCTTGAAAGGTTCCGGACGACATATTTGGCGGAAGGTCATTGAGTGCAATTGGCTGACCCATAAAGATGTTGATTAAGTCGTCACGATCGGCGTTGTCTAGCTCTGGATTGGTCAATGCGTAAGTAATGGAATCAAAGATTGGCTGCGGATAGGCTCTTAGTGCAAGATAGAAAGCCGCCTGATCTTCGGCATCGGCTTGATGCTTAATGGTCGTCGTAATTATTTGAGAAAGGTCGCCATAAATTGCTATTGATTCGGGATCTGTGTCGCTTATTTCGCTTCCTGAGCTAATCCCATAACTAATTGTGATGTCATTTCTGACATCTCCTGCCCTTGTCTTAATGGTAATGCCCTGCCCTAGAGCGTGATTGGCGGTGAGATCTGTGTAGCCATTAGCTGCAAGGTAGGTCGTCCGGTGTGTCGAATCTGCATAGGATATGAGCCCAGATGCCGATTCGTATAAATAACCTAATCCGCTAGTGGCGAGCGCAGCGACTAAGTCATAAATGATTGTGCGATTAGATGAGCGTTGCGCAAGCTCATAATTGCCCGGAGTATCAATCTCACCAAGACCATTATTTGTCACCGTTGCCCATGTCGTAGTTGGATCATAAGTAGTCCACTGAAGCGCGGCTGGAACTTGTTGCCATTGAGTCAATAACACTTCGCGCAGAATTGTTTCGATTTGATTGCCGTCAAAGTCCTGAGTCAAGACGCCATCTGTGAGAGCCTTTTGAAGCCTTGCAAGTGCTCCTAGAGCCGTAATGGTGACTTCTTGAGTGTAAGCCGTTGAACCTACCTGAGACACGCTTACAGAGATGTCCACGACTGATCCGCCAAAGATTGGCACATAGACCGCCGATGTGTCCTGCACTTCAATCGAGATGGTGTTGTTGATTTCATAAGGTATTGCAGCTTGACCAAAGACAATGAGATTGACTGAGCAATAGCCGGCTTGGGCTTGCTCATAGATATTCGTGCGCCCTGACGTAATTGTCAGATTTGCCAATACTGAATCGGTGACGTCAGTGCCATCAATTTTGACGCGCCAGACTGGAGCCCATTGTGTCATTAGATTGCCTGAAGTGCGGAGGCTCCGCCAGTGCCACGATAGAACGAATCATTGAGAGTCTTGACGATTGTGCGTGCCGTACCTTCGGGATCAATTGCGCCATTGACTGTGACATTGATTCGCGCAGCGTTTTGAGAATCCGTGAAACCGCCACCGCCCATAGCAGCTAGACGAGCCGCATTCTGTGAATCCGTAAAGCCTCCACCGGCTGCTGCGGCAACCTTAATTGCACCGGCTGCTGCTGAAGCAATGCCTCCGCCGCCGCCGCCGCCTCCTCCGCTAACGCTACCGCCGCCTCCCATAGAAGGAACGACAATTGATGGCACTGATGATCCACCGCCACGAATTGCACCTGGCGCACCTGTTGTAGCGAATGTAGGAGTTATACCAGCTTTTCTTGCTAACTCTGCACCTAACTCAGAACCGGACATGCCCCACTTACTCGGATCAGTCATCGCACCTAATAAACCTAAAGTGACTGAAGCAAACTTCACGACCTTGTCCAAAGCTGCGATGATTGTATTAAGCCAGCCAATCATCTTTCCTAATCCTGAGCTCTGACCTGTATTTGCTTCGCTATTAAAGACGCCGAACATTTTAGTCAATGACGTTGTAAGACCTTTTACTGTTTCTCCGAAACCAAATGCAGCCGTTTCAGTGCTAGTCATTCCGTCTTTAAGTTTTCCTTTGCCACTAAATCCTAAAGCGAAAGCATTAAATGCTGGAAGAACATTGTTGTTGATGTAGTCAATTAACGAAGTAACCATTGGCAATAAACCTGTGCCGATAGTTTCTTTGGCTTCATCGAAACTAACTTTCAAGATTGCAATTTTGCCTTGATAAGTTTCTGCATTCGCAGCAGCAGCTCCGCCAAAGAGATCTGTTAATTTTTGCTGGACGTCCGTGAATGTCATTGTTTTTAGCTCGGCCGCAGATAGTCCAATTCCTAATTTGCCTAAAGCTGCCGTATTGCCGTCGTAGGCTTTACCGATTGCATTCGCGACAGTCTCGAGCGGCTTACCAGTTGCCGTAGCGACATCAAGGGCAACAGTAAGAAGATCCTGCGCCTTGCTGATGTCTCCAGTTGAAATTGCTAATCGCTGCAACGCTGGACGTAGCTTGTCGTCTGCAACACCAGTCGCCAAAGACATTTTGAGAATGGAATCTTCGGTTGCTGCAATTTGCGCATTCGTTGCACCAGTGGCATTTACTAAAGCGTTGGCCAGTTTGTTTTGTGATGCTTCATCTTCGATTGCTGCCTTTACACCATCGACACCTAGCTTGATTGCATAAGCAGCCGCAGCAGCAGCAGCAACACCGAAAGCGACTGCGGCTTTCTTGCCAAAGTCTCCAACCTTGTCGGAGAATGTCTCGATTTCTGCCTGTGAACCTTTTATGCCTTTTTTAAGATCATCAAAGTCAGCATCGAAGGTAATCTTGACCTTTGGAATGCCTGCCATTATTTGAGCCCCAAATCGTTAATGATTCCTTTGACGATTGAAATATACTCCTGCGCAACGACTGGAGTGTAGAAGTCCACGCTTTTATTCAACCAATATCCTTCGCGATTATATGGAACCTTAAATCGGTTAGTGTATTTGCGACCTGCTCTATCAAGCCCTGGACGCGATCCATATTCTGAGCCCCAAAGTAATGCGCCGGCTGGAGCTTGAGTGCGTCCAACCTTTGCGCCTTTGCCGCTTTTACTTGGCCGTCCACCATAGGCGCGACCGACTTTCTTTGCACCACCAATATCAACGCGAATCAATCGATCGCGTGGAGTGGCAATCGATTGCAAGACAAGCTTTGTCTGTGGAGTAGGTGAGCCATGTCCGAACATCATAATCTGACCGGCTAGTCGCTTGGATAGCGGTTGAGCTGCATCTCTAACGCGACTTTGAGATTCTTTGTCTAAGAGATTAAGTGTTGAAATCAGATTCTTTAGCTCATAAGGCTCGACTTCAATGCGAAAGGTTCCTTGCCCTTTCGTCGCCTTAAATGCCATTCTGTTTCTCCAATATCTCGAAAGCCGTGTAAATCTGCTCCGCCGTCGTCCATTCGCTCATCGGGATTCCCGTCGCTATTGCTACTTCGACGAGTATGCGATTTACGCTTCCGGCGGCGTAACTTTTGGGAGAACGTCACCGACTGTCAC